CCTCCACTAATACCATGTCTGGCTCCCAATATTCATGTTCTTCAAAGGCTTTTTCCTTTAATTCTGGAAAATTCCACCTACCACGCTGTGCATCCAGTAAAACTACGTTATCTGGCCCACCTTCTTCTGGAGTAAACACTCCCCATGTTGTAATTGCAGAGTAATCTGCTGTTTCTTTCTTAGAAAACGCTGTATCGTAGGACTGAAGTATGTATTTGCATTGAGGAACCTTCTCCTTTTCCCACATTTGCCACCATTCTCGCTTAATAATCGCTGATTCGGACGATGTCGGGTTTTGTTGCCACTGTGCATTCCACTTGCCTACAGGTAACGAAGCCTTAATCCCCAATAAGGCTTGTTTGTCCCAAAACTCAGGCCATAAAGCCTTGTCGGAAGGTAAAATAGCAGGAAATTCTACCACTTCCCACTGATCTGCCATGATATCGGAGCCTTGAGCAGCTATTAACCTACCCGTTAAGTCCTTTTTTCCCCACCTTGTCATAACAATGATGATAGAACCGCCCGGTTGTAGTCGTTGTCGAGGACCTGAGGTGTACCATTCATACGCATGATCGAATGCAGACTCACTTAATGCGTCTTGCTCACTATGTGGATCGTCAATTACAAACAAATCCGCACCACGGCCTGTTACAGCGGCACCAACACCTGCAGCAAAGTACTCTCCACCAACATCTGTCTGCCATTTACCTGCACTTTTGTTGTCTTCTTTCAAATTAGTTGTAGGGAAGATGTCCTTATACTGTGGATCATCAATTAAGTCTCTGACCTTTCGGCCAAATCGAACTGCAAGCTCCGTATTGTGAGTAGCTTGAATAATTTTTAACTTAGGATTACGCCCCAGAAACCAAGCAGGCATCAAGTAACTGGCAAACTCAGACTTAGAATGACGAGGTGGCATGTTTATAATCAACCTTTTGATCTCGCCCCTTGCTACCTTCTCCAGTTTATCTGCAATAATCCTGTGATGCTTACCCTCAATAAAGTTTTCATACACATGATGTGCAAAAGGCATAAAAAAGTCTTGAGCTTTTTCTCTAACATCAAGTTTTTGTTTGGCTTGAGTAAGAGCAAGTATCTCTTTTAAGGCTTCTTCAGGTAAGGCTTGTAGGTTCATGAAACTATGACCGGAGCACTTTCTCTTCTAGTTCGAGTCTTTGTTGTTTGTTGAGATCCTCTAGTTGGAGCATTACGGTTCTGCCCTCTTAAACTGGTATAAGCCCTCGTTCCTATTCCCGCTCTCATGCGAGTATCAGAACTTGTTCTGAAACATTGCATACCATCTGCACCCTTAGTAAGTTTATATCCATCTGGACAGGCATACGTCTTTTCTCCCGTTTCTGGATCAGTCGATGTTACTGGAGGAACGATTGGACCTGTTGGAGTAACTACTTCTTCTTCTGGAGTGACCTCTTCCTCTTCTTCAACAACCACTATCTCTTCTTCAAAAGGATCTTCCTCTTCTCCAACAACCACTACCTCTTCCTCAAAAGGATCTTCGTCCTCAACTGTAACTGGAGCGTTGATATTAGGATTTACGTTAGTGTTAGAGTCTACGTTAACGTTAGAGTCTACGTTAGCATTAGGGTCTACGTTAGCATTAGGGTCTACGTTAGCATTAGGGTCTACGTTAGCATTAGGGTCTACGTTAGCGTTAGACAATGCAGCATTATTAACATTAGTGTTAGTAGTACCACCTGTCATTGCTTCAGTAGATAAAGAGCCAATCCCACCTTGATTGTTTGCTGGGTTAACAACCAAGTTATTTCTTCCGATAAGAGGTCCTTCGACTGTGGTATCTACACTTGTATCACTTAAAGCATTTTCTGTGTTTACGATTTCATTTCCTGTACCGCCAACTATATTACCTTCTGCCATTGAATTTATATCCACCAACGATAATCCAGTTTGATCAGAAAGACCTCTTGCAGTTTCTATCGACAAGGCTCCAGTCGTTGCTACCTCTTCAGAAATAACCTTTTGAGCTGCAGCAAAATCCATAGAGCTAGGCCCTTTAGGTGTTACAATATTTAGAGTCGAAGGAGCTTGAGCCACGTTCCCCGCTGTCGGACTATTCATAATATTAGCACCAGTTGCCGCATCTTGAGAAGCGTATGTTCCTGCACCAGGTATTCCTCCTACATAAGGATTTCCAGTGTTATCCGTAAACATACCACCAAATTCATTTACGCCAGTTAAACTTGTATCCACTGGTATTGTTCCAGTGCCTGTAGTGTTAATTGAGGCTACTCCTGTATTTACCTCTGGTGTTCCACCCACGTTGGTACGGGTGCTTGTACTTACATTAGCACCACCACCACCAAAAGGACCAAGAAAAGTACCAATACCAGCGGCCGCAAGATATTCGTTTTGACGATCTTTATCAGAAGTACCATAATTAAAACCAGCATCCTCCAAACCAGAAGCTGATTCTTGTGCTCGATCCTTAGATTTAATTTCTTGATCTTCTACAACTCCTTCAGCAAAACCTGTTGTTGCTGCCCTGCCTAAAAGACTATTTAGTATTTTATTTGAGCCTGGGATTTTAAGGAAAGGAAGGATACCTTGAACAGATCCTATAACACCCGTTGGTATATTTGAAATATCTGAACTACGTTTTACAATGTCAAGTGCCATTGCGTCTCTTTGTTCTTGAGTTAAATTATCATAATCTGGATGAGTAGTAAGAGATAAGGCTTCTTGAAATTTTTCTGTTTTTTGTAAATCGCCTGCTTTGAAGGCATCGTTTAGTTTAACTTTAACATCCCCTGTTGCATCTCCAAAGGCTCCTCCAAATCCAAGTCCAACACTTAAAGGAAAACTAACAGGAGCTGTAAGCAAAGGAGCAAGTACTGATCCAGCGGAGTTTTCCATTTTAGCTCCTAAAGATGAAAGATCTATGTTCTTATCAAGAAATGGAATGTTAAAACCCGGTGGGTCATAAGTTGCTTGTCCTTTAGGTCCACCTTCATTAGGAAATGTATAGGCTAATCCATCTTCGTTAACATCCGTCAAAACATTCCTACCAAGACGATCTTTTGCTGAATCACTTAGCAGGTTGTCACTAACATATGCAGTTCCAGTAGCAGCTTGATCAGCTAATTTTTGAAGGGAACTTTCTGTGTTATCAAACCCGGCAATATTAGCAAGGCTCGCTCCTGTCTGTAAAAGATTTGTTCCTACGTTATCAACGCCTTGTCCAAACAAAGTACCATCTGTAGGATGAGCAGCCATACCAGACGCAGACGGATCAAGATTATCTCGATTTGTCAAAAATTGTTGGTCTTGAGTATTTGATCCAGTGCCCATAAACATTGGATCTAATGAGGGATCTACATAGTCCGAATTATTAAATGCTTGTGTTTGCAACTCATCAATTCCACTGGTGTTATACGTTGCAGAATCAAAACCCTCATCGTCATCCATATATTCTTTTCTAATGCCACTACCACTAAAATCACCCGCTGAAGGATCTACGGCCTTTCCTATGTCCGTTGCAGTTATTCCAGAGTCTAACGAACTATCCATATTTGGAAATTGAAGCTCATCTGGAATTGTCCCCGCATCCGTATATGGACTCAAGTTCGTAACATCTGAAGGAGTGATCGTTGTACCACCCCCATATGGAGCTAGTTGTGTCTCCGTAATCTCAGAAATAGGAGGGGCACCCAAAACGCCAAGGTTCTTTGGGTCTGTCATATCTACATTATTAGGATTCTCAAATAAATCCTCAAAACTTGCATTTGAAAGAAAATCAAAGAACTCTCCTATGTCTTGACCCACAGCTGACATGTCTTCTGAAAAAGTTGTGTTGCTTGGATTTGTTGGATCCTCTGAATATACTTTTTTAAGACTATCGGCACCACCACCAACATCAGAACTGTTCATAACGGTGGGAGATGTTGGTGGTGCGTTTCCCGTTAGCTCTGTATACTTTTCTGGGTCAAGATAAATATTTTTTGTTGTACCTTTCCCATCATTAGTAGAGGTTAAAACTTTACCGTCTTTCATCTGAACAGTAGAAGTGCCAGTCCCAGTGGACGCATCTTCCTCATATGGAGCTAGTGGTGTCTCTGTAATATCACTTCCTAGGGGTTGCTTCTGTTTGATACCAGCCTCTATCAAAGGAATTAAATATTCCGCTTCTAGAGGCGAACCACCCCAGGTGATGCCAGAATTGTTGCCAAAATTTTTGCTAAACTCAGCCATTGCAGCATCAAAAATAACTTTGTCGGCAGCATCTTTTTCAGCCTTCGCAGCCAATCTTGCTGCTTTCTTGGCGGCAATACGAGCAGCAGTTTGTTTTTTGTCTTTAGAACTCTTTGTGTCCTTTTGCCAATCGTTTGGATTATCACTCGAAACATTAACCGTTTGTAACGCTCCACCTAGATCATCATAGCCCATAAAAACTCCTAACTATTTTTCTTACCTTGATTGTATAACGCAGCAACTCCACCCGGTGCCGAATACTTCGCAATATTTCCCGCGCCAGGAATGCCCATCTTACTCAAAGGACTCGTCTGACCCCTACCTTTTATTCCCATTAAGGAAGGAGGTCTAGGCATGGGTGCCTTGCTCTCTCCAAATAAATCCTCAACCATTCGATTAATCTGATTTTGTGTTGCCGAAGTTATTCCCCCTCCACCTGAACCAAGTTGCGAGGGACGAGGTAAAGGAACATTACTCGCTCCACCCCCACTCATAATCTTACGAATGTAATTCTTAGTATTAGGATAATCAGGAACCTTGTTGCCCGCTCCTTTAACCTTGGAAGGCCCAGCATTATACGCAGCCAAAGCTAAAGAATAATCCCCTTCAAACTCATCAACCATCGCCTTCAAATACTGAGCACTAAACCTTAAGTTCTCTACAGGATCTAATCGATCATCAATCGGCTTTACACCATAGCCCGGTTGAATGCCCGTCGGTTTGGTTATCTGACCAAGACCCAAAGCTCCAGACTTCTTGTTCTTCGCTTTCGGATTGAAATTACTCTCTACCTCGATCATGTTTTCAAAAATATTAGGATCAACTCCATATCTTTCTGCAATCGATCTAGCTTGCATCCTTAGTTGTTGCGACATGAACCTCGCTCCTTTTGAGCACTATAGTATATTCCCAAATGAAAATACACCAGAAATTTTTTAGGGGGGCTAGGGAACCTACTTTATCTAGGCAGAGAAAGTCTAAGAGTCAATGAAATTATTGGCGAATGAATTTACAGAACTGGTCTGAAAGACCTGGCACCGTCGATACCCATGCATATATCTGGGGGTGGGGTAAATAGGCTAAGAGAACAAACCGTGAACTTTAGGCTTAGTTACCCCTATAGAACAAACCGTGAACATAGAACATAGGGAGGGAAAGAGAACAAACCATGAACGTAGGTGTCGAGCTGTTGAGTGTTATTTATAGCACATCATTGAGCAATCGAATAAACTTGTTGTTATGCTATTGCAATCTTGTAACTAATAATTATATACTACGTATATTAACTCTTAACATAACAAGGAAATATCATGACATTATCCACTAGACAGATCAAAACTCTTTCCACACTACTAGAGAATAGCGACAATGAAACAAGTAAAGAGCGTTACGATTTCTTAAAGCTAATAGCTAATGAGATAAAAACATTACAAGAAGTTGAAAAGACTAATGCCATAGCTAATGGAGAGGCCAAGCTTGTTTCTAAAGTAAGGTGGAATGCTCCTAATGTAGCTCATTGGAGAGCCAAGCATCCTCAGTCATGGGAAAAACATTGCACATCAACAACCTTTCAAACTACAGTTTGGAGGTAAGATTGTAGCTTTAGAGCTTCGAGCAATCGAGGCTCTATTGATACAATTTTGTATCGATACTCTTAATAAGGAAGGAAACATTATGAGTAAGAACCCATTCGGAAAGACTAGGTTTATTTCTGAGCCATACGCAATATATGCAAACCATCAAGGTTGGAAATGGTTAGTCTTAAAGACTTACAAGAAGCCAGAAAACGAAAAGAAAGATCAATACGCTCGGTGGTTTGTATCTGCTACCTCGCCTATGATGCAAGGTGGTGGCTATGAGATGGGGGATACCTACGCTAGAGATATCCTATCAAATGGATACTTAGTTGAAGCCACTCCAGAATGGCGTGATGCTTATGGTGGCAAGCAAATTGATAGCTTGGCTGAACTTAATGCTTAAATTCATAGCATACGTTATGACACTTAGTGGCTTGTTCCTACTCTTCGTAGGGGCAAGTGCTAGTGATCAAGATTTTGATTTAGGAGTAAGTGCATTAATTGCATTGATGGGTTTACTGGTATTCATATTTGGAGCAATCATTTTAATTAAGGAGAATGACAATGGATGAGAAAACAAGAAAGAAGCTACGTGAGAACGCAAGGTACACTCATTGCTTAATACCTAATGACGAGCATGGCGAGTGGTACGTTAAGATGATGCGTATGTATCTCAACACTGATCGATACTACATTACAAAAAAGTATCAGTACGCAAAGGATGGTGCCACCAGTAATGCATATGGAATTGCGAAAGAAGACGCAAAGTACATTCGCATCTACATTAACGAGAAAGCAAAGGTTAGAAAGAATGGCTATATCGAGCAACAAGAAAACATTCTTAGAACTGGGAAAGCGTTATTCGAGAACGCAATAAATAGACTTAATCGAAATCGAGATTAACACTTGTAAGGATATTGTAATTAGTATACAATATCCTTACTACATAAACCATTTAACAAGGAAGGAAATAAAATGGGATTAGATATGTACTTACACGGAAGTAAATTTCATACTTCACTCGTAGCGGATGAAACCAATGAGCCATCTTATCTCGATGGTAAGAGAGTATCCACAAGCATTATCGATCTAGGTTATTGGAGGAAGCATCCTAATTTGCATGGCTACATTGTAGAGACATTTGCGAGTGGCATCGATGAGTGCCAAGAGATAACGCTTAACGAAGATGATCTTGAAAAGATAGCGAAAGCTATCGAAGATCGAAAACTGCCGCACACCGAAGGTTTCTTTTTTGGAAGTTCCGAAGATCATAATGAAACAGAGGAAGATGCGAAGGTTTTTCGAGAGGCAAAAGATTTCCTTCGTAAATCAGACTGGACACGCTCTGTCTATTATCGAGCGAGTTGGTAAAGAAAGGGAGGGAGGCTGCAATGCCTCCCAAAACCAGGACTCCTGGCTTTTAGTTTTATTATTCATACAAAGACGCAAAGACGCAAAGAGGGCCGCAAAGACGCAAAGACTGCAGCGAGGTCGCAAACCAGGAGGCACCCCTGGTTTAGTTCCGGGATAGTTTACCTCGAGAAAAGTATTTGCATTAATAATAAAATTAGAGTAAACTTAATTTACGTTTTAATATTACAAGGAAGAAAAAATGAAATCCACAATATTATATCAAGGCCCTAGTGTTATCGATGGTAAACCCATTGTAGCGATTGCGATGTTTTCAAAAGCAAATACTAAAACTGGTTCAGTCGTTCAAACTTATATTTTGGTCGATGGTATCTCGCCACTTGACGCAAGCAAAAACGGTGCCGACTTTTCTATATGCGGTGACTGTAAATTCCGCGGCGAAACAAATACCGATCCAAAACGCAAGCAAGCAAAAAATCGTGATTGCTATGTTAACTTAGGACAAGGTCCTACAATCGTTTACAAGTCTTATCTTAAAGGCAATTATACAAAAGGTGATCCTCGGGCTATGGGTCGTGGTCGTTTTGTAAGGGTTGGAACTTATGGCGATCCCGCCGCAGTGCCCGAAAATATCTGGAATGAATTGTTAAGCGAAGCGGAAACTTGGACAGCTTACACACACAGAACGAATTGGCGGCCAGATATCGCAATGCAATCGGCCGACAATCACAACCAAGCAACCATACAATGGAAGCAAGGCAATAGAACTTTTAGAGTGTTAGCTACTCTAGACGAACTCGACAAAAAGAACGAAGCACTTTGTCCCGCATCAAAAGAAGCGGGTCGTCGAGTACAGTGCACAGCTTGCAAATTATGCAAGGGATCATCACTAGCCAAATCAATCGCAATCGTAAAACATTAACGGAGGAAAAAAATGACAATGATTGAAAATCCCGGACGACCGGAAATACAAGCAGTATTTTTAATATCGCATCTTAAACTAATGAATCTTGGAATGAAAAATTCTAAACTAAGTGGGACACAGATGTTAAAAAAAGCGAGTGCTATAACTGGGCAGTCTTACAAGCGAGGTCAATATCTCCAGGCAGTTTGTGATTTAAGACTATGGAAAGATAACCCAAATTTATTTCCCGCATGAAGCGAGTTTCTTCCTTGCCTGGAGCTTCGGCTCCGGGTTTTCCTTTGCCTGGTTTTTGTAATGATCAAGAACAATAGGTCGCAAAGACGCAAAGAAAGACGCAAAGTCGCAAAGATTCAAGATACAATAAGACGCAGAGTCGCAAAGTCCTTGGCTCGCAAGCCTCGCTCCTTGATCCCCTCCAAATAAAAATAGCTCCTTGGAAGAGAGGTGCTTTACTAAGAAGAAATTTAGACCTCCAGATGCATGATACTTATAGTTCCACGCTATTTGATGAGGGGAGATTTTTAAGGCGTTGCTTTTCGTTGTTTTCAATTCAATCCAAAAGGGTAAACCATCCCATAAGATGTGAACGTCTGGGATTCCTCCTCCAGATCGTGACTCAATCCTTGTGGCTATCGTGTTCGAGGGTAAGTTCCTTTTCAGTTGCAGCCAAAGATTCGATTCGTTTGCCATCAGTTACATCCTTAAATTCACCGTCAATTATAAATGCTTGTGGATACTTTTTTCTCATGTCATCGAGCCTTGCAACAATCTCATCTCTTGAGAGTTGGTCAATGGTATGAGTAGTTTCTCTTCTATCAATCGTGAGTCCACCAAGTGCAGACCTAATTTTCTCAGCGTTGATGGCGGCAGAAAACTGTCCTTCATCTTCCGCACCAAGAGAGAGTTTATGCAGTCGCTCAAGCTGACCCAACAAAGTGACTCCATACCTTCTTTCTTTTTCTTCTCTAAGTTCTTTGATGTATTCGAGGACATGCGGATAGTCTCTTCCATTAAGAAGTCTGGACGCATGTTCGTTGGCTCGTTCTTCGTTATATCCAGCCAATCGAGCAGACTCCGCATTGCTATAGATTCCCTCGACAATCTTTTGAGCAAAAGTTTTTTGTCTGTTAGTCATTTTGTTTTTCATGTTTGCAACCTCACTTGTTCAGCAGCTACAACATTATTACAAAATATTATTTTTTTCAAGATACCTACTATAGGTGTTTTTACTAGAATAAGTGTAAACAACGTAAACCTTTGTAAACAAGCAAGGGCATGTTTGAGCTTTAATTTATTGGTACTGTTTACACTGTTTACAAGATTTACAAGCAAAACCACTTCATTTTTTTTTTTTTTATTTTATCTGGTGAAACTGTAAATAGTGTAAACCAAGAAAACTTTTTTTCATTTAAGGGATTGACTTACAAAAAGGCAACAAGTATATCTAAGGGTACTACTTTTAATATAACATCATAAGGAAGGAAACAATATGGTAGAGACTACTAAGATTACTAAGATCGATGCAAATGCATGTAAGCAGTTGCGTACTATATTAAATGAAAAACTTCACAACATTTTAGATGAGTTAGGCGTTACCTTAGAGTTCGGTAATGGCTCTTATAATAGTGACTCCATTACTTTCAAATGCAGAGTAGCAATCGAAGGAGCGATGAGCGAGAACGATAGGTCTTTGGAGTTAGTTAAACCTTACAAGTCTTATTTAGATTTTAATAAGGTTGCTGAGTTCAATGGTTACAAGTTTACGATTATTGGTTATCGCACTAAGGCGAGAACGAAACCTTGGCTTTGTAAGAACTTGAATGATGGCAAGGGCTACGTCTTGACGGATCAAGAAGTAGACAAGCACTTTCGCAAGGATGATTCCAATGCAAGATAAAAAAGCTCAGATGATATCGGATGCATGGATCGAGGACCGAGGTACTTTTATTTCCAAGTATGGCATCAAGCATTTCGATTTATATTTACAAATTCAGCAAGAAAAGAAAAGTGCAGAGACAGAAATGTCTCTCGTCTTTATTCAGCATGATTTACACAGATTTTTAGAGGGGAAGAACTAATGACTTATGTTAATGTTTTACAAAAGAAATGTATGCTTGAATTAAAAAACATTAAGTATACTGCTTGGGCTTCAGAAGAAACCAACTGTTATCAAGCGTCTTTGTATCTTGATGGAAAGAAGATCGCTCTTGTTTCGAATGACGGTCATGGTGGGTGCGATAACTTTTATAGGGAAGAAGGAGTTCTCCCTACAGTTGAGGCAGAAATACATGAGTATTTCAAAACACTTCCAAGGATACAGTTTACTAATTTTGCAGTAGACCAAGATTTAGAAACGTGGTGCGGTAGTCAAGTAGAGAGGTACTTATCGTCCAAAGACTTGAAGCGTCACATAAAGAAGGGTTCGATTATCAAGGATGGTGATAACGTCTACACATGGAAGCACCACCTTACTCCTCAGATGATTAAGAAGAACCATCCAGACGCAATTATTTTAAATGATTTACGTTTTGAAGAAGCCTTAGATATTTTTATGGAAGGAAATGGTTAATGGGAAAGGTGAAAGATTTATTGATAGGCGGTCAAGATACGTTTTATCATTACTTAAATCAGGATTTAACAACGCAAGAAGCGTTGGATAAAGTCGAGGAAGACCACGGATCGTGGGTTCGCACAGCAGTTGAAGCAAATCATGAATTAGAAATTAATGGAGGATATTAATATGCAGATGAGATTA